AACAAGAGTTAAACATGCGATATCTCGGCGCTCTCGAAGAAGAGAGCCCGGAAAAACTGATGGCGCCACCGCCACCGCCACCGCCTCCAGACCAGAAAATGATACTGGAGATAATGAAGGCAAACGCACAAGTAGAAAAGACAAAGGCTGAAATCGCGGCAATTTATGCTTCAGCCATAAAATCCATTTCCGAGGCGGAAGCCAAAGAGGCAGGCGTACAGCTCCAGCAATACAAGGCCCAGCTGGACGCTTTAACCGGGGCCATAGGAATGCAGCGAGATGAGGAAGGAAGATTGGCAGCAATGGATGCTGCACCCGGTAACGAAGAAGTTGATGGACAAGGTCAAGGACTTAGGCCGGGCGGCGGCGGAGCAAGACTGCCTGGATATGGAGAGCCCGAGCCGAACTCAAGCGCTTCTGGCCTATTACCGGGGCAGGTTTGACGCATTCAAAGAGATAGAAAGTATGGGAGAGACAGAAGACGATGATAGAGACTAGGAACGAGTCAGGATGGAAGCCGGTAGAGTATAAGGTCCTTGTTTTCCCGCATGCCGTAGAGGAGGTCAGCAAAGGGGGGATTATCCTTGCTACCGCTGCGGTGGAAAAGGAAAAACATGCCCAGAGTGAGGGAACCATTGTGGCCGTTGGGGATATGTCTTTTACCGACCCTACATGGCCCAACCCGCCAGTAGCAGGAGACATAGTCTTGTTCGACCGCTACGCTGGGAGCCTTATCAAGGGCAAAGACGGGAAGGAATATCGGCTGATAAACGACAAAGAGATAGGCGCAATCAAGCACACATAAGGAAGGAAAAAGGCCATGGAAGAGACAGAAAAAACAATTGAAGAGAGGGCAGCGGAACAGGGGCATGTCCCCAGAGAAGAATGGAAGGGCGACCCTGAAAAATGGGTTTCGGCGGAAGAATTCGTGAGGCGCGGGGAAGAGATCATTCCCATAATGAAGGAACAAATCGGGCGCCTGCGATCTGACCTGGAAATAGCCCTAAAGGCCAACACCTCAGAGCTTAAAAAAGTTCGTGCCGAAGCGGCAAAACAGGCCTACGAGAAGGCTACCGCAGAGTACGAGGAAAAGCTGGCGGTTTTGCGTGAGCAGGAGTTGGCTGCGGTTGAGTCCGGGGACGTAAGGGCCTACGAGGATGCCAAAAAAAAGGTCGAGAAGCTGGCAAAGCCGGAGAAGCCGGACGTCAATGCCGGAAATGAACATGGGGACAGCCCCAATATCGAATTTGAGGAATGGAAAACCACAAACAAGTGGATGGATGAAGATGATGTGATGGCGGCGGCGGCGGCGCACATAGCAAGGAAAATCCAACACACCGAAGGCTTGCCGGACGGGAAAAGGTTGTATGATCGCGTGGCCGAGGAGATAAAGAAGCAGTTTCCCCACAAGTTCTCAAACCCTCGCCGATCAGAGAAAACTGGGGTAGAGGGTGCGTCTCCAGTTGGCGGCGGCACTGGCGGAGGAAAGACTTTTTCCGACCTGCCGGTCACCGCAAAAAAACAATACGAACGGCTGGCGGCCCAGTTCAAGGCAAAGGGAAGATCTCTAACCAAAGAAGCATACGCCCAATCTTACTATGAGGACTAACAGGATGAACGCGAACGTTGAGGAGAAGAAAGAGGAACGTCCGGGAAGAAAAAAGAGACCAGCAAGGACAACGCGCATTCCGTTTGGTGTAGCACGCAGAAAGCTATCCCTGGACGACGAGACACACCAAAGGCTCAAGGCCAACGATTTGGTGCCCAGGTGGATAAACGACGAGGAGGACGGCCAACGCATTAAGGCCGCGCTGGCCGGCGGGTACGAGATGGTCACGACGACAGGAGATGAGATCGTGGGAACGGGAGATGCAGAAGATGCAGCCCGTCATATCCGACGCCCGGTGGGGACTGGCCGCGACGGGAAGCCGAAGTATGCCTATTTGATGGCAATAAAAAGGGAATTTTACGAGGAAGACCAGATAGCCAAAGAAAAGAAAAATCAGCTTGTGGATGAGGCCATTAGGGGGGGCAAACCCCCGAACCTAAAGGACCATGGCTTGCCAAAAGACCAGGCGAGCACGTTTGTTTCTGAAATCAAATATCAACCGTAAGGAGTACTTACAATGGCAAATGCAACAGGCGTCTTTGGGTTGCGCCCACTTCGGCACAGAAGCGGCGCGGTCTGGAATGGCGCAACGGTGAAAATGTATGTCAGCTCGCTCTATGCGACTGCGCTTTATGTGGGGGACCCGGTTCTTTTGACTCCAACCCTGACAGAAAAAGAGTCCACCGGAAAATTTTTGACCATCAATAAATCGGCCGGAACCGCCGGGGTTATGGTTTACGGGGTAATCGTGAGCTTTGAGCCGAACCCTGACGATTTGAGCAAGATCTATCGTCCGGCGTCGACCGAAAGGTACGCGAATGTCTGTTGTGATCCGGATGTCGTTTACGCCATCCGGGGTAATGCCGGCGCCACGCTCACCAGTGTGCTGCCGGGACAGAACGCTGTCATGATTGCCAGCACATCAGGCAGTACAGCGACCGGGCTTTCCGGTATGGCCCTTGACGAGGGCACTACCACGGCGCCGAACACAACCCAGAATTTTACGCTACACGTTTTGGGTGTGCATGATAAGGAGGACAACACTTTGGCTGCCAGCGCGGTGTATGAAGTGTTGCTGAACACCTGTGAAAACGTAACCGGTAGATTCCTCGGAGTCACCGCAGCTTAAAAAAGGAGTAAGGTAAATGATTACCACTGGATCGCACCCGAAAGAATTGTGGCCTGGGGTGAAGGCCATGTTTGGTGCAACATACGACGAACACCCGGAAGAATGGTCGCAGATATTCGACGTGGAGTCATCCGATAAGGCTTACGAAGAGCGACTTCAGCAGAAAGGTTTTGGCCTTGCTCCGGTAAAGAGCCAGGGCTTTAGCGTTTCGTTTGAGGACACCTCTCAGGGGTACGTTGCAAGGATTACCAACGTTACCTATGGCCTCGGGGCAATCATCACCATGGAAGCCCTTGACGATGGACTCTATGAGCCGTTGGCGATGAGAATAGCCAAGTACCTGGCTTTTTCGATTCGCCAGACGGAGGAGAATGTCGGCGCCAACATTATCAACCGAGCCACAACGGCCGGATATACCGGTGGGGACGGAGTGGTCCTTGCGACTGCAAGTCATCCTGAGTCCACTGGCAACCAAAGCAACCTGTTGTCTCCGGCCGCTGATTTCTCCGAGACGGCACTCGAGGACATGCTGATTATGATCATGAACGCCACTGATTCCAAGGGGCTAAAGATCAGCTTGATCGGTCAGAAGTTGATAGTCCCTACGGCCTTGACGTTTGAGGCAGAGAGGGTCCTCAAGTCGGCCCTTCAGTCTGGCGGGGCAAACAACGATATAAATGCGATAAAAAGCCTTGGTCTGTTGCCCGGCGGAATCAGCGCCAATCATTATCTGACTGACAGTGACGCATGGGGGATAAAGACAAATGCGCAGGAAGGTCTTATTGCCCAGAACAGAAAAGCGGCCAAGTTCACCAAGGATAATGAATTCACCACTGAGAACGCCATGTTCAAGTCTGTCCGCAGGATCGGATTTGGGTGGGGTGACTGGCGCGGGTACTACCACAGTGCCGGGGCATAATCAGACACAACAAAACACAAACAATGCTGGCGGGGAGAAATCCCCGCTGCTCTTAAAAGGGGTAGCACGATGGCAAAGTATAGTATGGGGCCGGATGGCCTCAAGGTTAACGGCGTTCCGACGATTGGGTCCGGTGGTCTCCTCCAGTTTACCGGGAAGCATTTCTATGTAGACTATGTCAATGGGTCAGACGGCAACAAGGGCACGGACAGGAATAAGCCCTTGAAGACCCTTTACAAGGCGCATTCTTTGATGACGTCAGGGAAAAATGATGTCTGTCATGTCATCGGGGATGGCGCAGCCACCGGAACGGTAAGGCTGTCAAAGGCCCTGGCACAAGAGGTTGACTCAACGGCCACAACCGGAGTTCTGGCATGGACAAAAGATGCGTGTCATATCGTGGGAGAGTGCTCTCCCACGATGGTCGGCCAAAGGGCCAGGATAGCGCCTCCGACCGGAACATATACGGCTGCGACCTTTGGATCTGCAAACTTCATCACGGTGTCTGGTAACGGTTGTTTATTCGCCAACCTTTCAGTGTATCACGGGTTTTCTACCGGCGGAACCAATCAAATTTGTTGGACGGATTCCGGAAGTCGGAATGCATATCTAAATGTCAACCTTCAGGGTATGGCTGACGCCGCCTCAGCGC